GGGTTTCTGTTGCTGCCGCGTGTGCTGCATCCTGGGCCTGGGCTAGTTCTGTTTTCGATCGGATGTCACTCTCGAGCTTGGCGTAGGCTGCGTTGCTCTGACGCAGGCGGGTTTCGACCTTGGCGCTGTGGATCTTCTCGCCGGCAAGCTGGAGGTGGAGGAAGCCGATATAGGCCGCCATGAACAACCCGAGTGCGAGCTTCCAGTGCTGGAGGGCGCCGCTAAGGAATGCTAACGGCATAAATATGTCTCCCGCAAAAGCCGCCCCAGCATCTCGTGAGCGCTCCCCGCGTCCAGAACGCCGATCACACGTCCGTTGTAGATGATCGCCGAACCGGATTGGCCCGACGTGGCAGCGCCGTCGAAGATCGCCATCCCGCCCCAGTCAGGATCGTCCTTCGGCACGAACTTGCCCGTCGCCTCGAACACGCGCTTCTCGAGCCGCTCGCCTCTTGGAAAGCCGTAGACCGCAACGTTCCTGCCCCTGCGAGGCTTGCCGCAGTCGAGATGAAGCCACCGCGGAACGGCAACGTCTGTGTGGAGAATCGCGATGTCCTGCTTGGCGTTGAAGTAGATCGTCTCCACCGGCTCGCCATCGACGTAGCAGTCACGCCCGGCGGCAACATGAGCAGCGGTGAGGATGGTGCGCGAGCCGATATAGGTTCCGGAGCCAGCGACGTAGCGATCAGCATCTACCGGGCAGACGATCATGCGCGCGAGGCTATGCGGCTCGGGTTCTGCCGGTGTGGGAACGGGCGCGGCCGATATGAGCAGCGCCAGCGGGAGGATGCCGAGCAGCTTCATTTGACCGGCCCGTCCGGCACCAACGCCCCGATCACACCAACGACGCAGGAAAAGACGCTCCACGGCCAGGGAAGCGCGGAGGCAACGGTTATGGCCGCCCCGATCAATATCCATGTGCTGCGCTCGTTCATGCGCCGCCTCAGGTATCCCATGATTTCCCCCTAGTGCCCCAGATACAGCTCGCGCTCTTGAGCCCGCCGTTTCGTCAGACCGGACAGGACAACCAGCTTCCGAGCCTTGTTGCGGGCCTTGTTCCACTTCAGAAATTCATTCGCGGCGCGGGCATAGTCTCCCTGCAGATGCCGCCTGAGCAGGGTCGAATCCCCCAGCCCCTCCGGGATCGTGTCGGCATCGATGTCGCTACCGATGTTATATGCGAGGCAGGTCATCGCATCGAACTGTCCCTGCGTGGTCGGCGCAGATCCGATGAGCTGCGTGACCTCCCGCTCGAAGCGCTCCACGTCCTTGCGGAGCAGTTCGTCTGCCTGCGCCTGCGTGATGGTAAGCCCCGGCTTCACGTCTGGTCCGGTGTGTCCGAAGCCGATCGTCCACTTGCTCGCTGGGCATAGATAGGCGCGCAGAACGCAGCCCTCGTAGCGCTTGATCAATGCCAAGCCCTTGTCGCTGATTTTCATTGCGACCCCCGTTGTTATGTGCTACGCAGTGTGTCGGTTGCGGTTCGCTTATGTGGATGCGTCCGAGACTAGCGAGCAGGAGTTTGACGCGCTCGCCCGCAATCGCCGAACAGCGGCGCCCCCGACCTCACCCGCTTGCATGTCGGGCAGTCGCATTTGGCGCCGGGGTGGTCAGGCCAGCGCGAGTTGCGCCGCGCCTCATCGAAATGATCGGCCATGTCGCACCTCGCGGAACATTTTGGGAATTGGCTCGTTCTGCCAAGCAGACCGTAGTGCAATATGCGCTACGGGAGTTTAGCCCCGTTCCGCCGCGCCATCCCCCCGGCGCCGCCGAGCGGGGCTTTTATTAGGCTGCTTCCAGCATCTCAGGGCAGACGGTCACGCGCCCCACTTGGCCGAACCTGTCGTGGTACGTGATTGCGCTCATCGCCCGATCGGCAAACCAACCACCTCGAGCGGCGTAGGCGTCACGCGCGGCCAACGTTGGGTGTTGGATCACAGTCGCGCCGCAATGCTCTTTCTCTTCGACGTGATGCAGGTTGCCGGTGTGGATGTAGCGGCGCGTTGTCAGCCCCCATTGCTTAGCAAATTGTGCCGCAATCAGCAACGGAAGTTGAGAGTTTTTCTTGAGATGCGAGTGATGAAATGCTAGAAGGGTCTCGCCGTGTTGGAAGACATAGTACGGCAATGCGCTATCGTCTACGGTGATGCGCGGCTCTTTCTCATAGAGGGCTTTGAACATGGTCCGCAGCCATACGGACGAGGCCATGTCGTGATTGCCTTCTGCCAGAACCAAATGCACCCGCTCATGCTTGGCGAGCAGCATGTCGATCACGCGGCGCAGGACGCGCACGGCCACCTCAACCATTTTGGTAAACCGCCCGTCCGCATCGAGGATGTGGCCGCTGGTGGGCGTTACCGCGCTCAGCCCGTCATAGTGGAGCAAATCGCCGAGCTGGTTGAGTACGGCAGTGCCGGAGTGCGGCGTCCCCCTGATCGCCTCCGCAAAGCAGCCGACGATCGTTTGCTCGGCGATGTTCAGGTCCCAATCCGCGCCGCCCTCACGGTGCCATGCCAGCATCCCGATATGCGCGTCGGTGAGCGTGTAGACGGTGCAGAGGTGTGTACTGGTGTGTACCGGCGCCGACGCCGGCGCAAGGCGCGGGAGCGTGGACGCCAGCGCCTCGAAGGCTGCGGCTCGAGCGCGTTCTTCCGCCTCCCTATCAAGCGACGTCTTTTCCCACTCCATGACGACAGCGCCGTCTGCGGAGCGGAGTGTCGATCGCGCCGTCACGATCATATTATCGGCAAGCCCGTTTCTGGTGAGCCAATCCTTATAGGTTGCTACGGGCGTTCCGCACTCTCGCGCAGCCGCCGCCTTGTTCGGCTTGCAGCGTTCCCACGCCGCCAGCTTGTCCTGATCGGTCGCGATGACATATCCCCCGCCGTTAATCCGAGCTTGTCGCTTCATCGATCCTGTTCAGGATCTCCTGCATCTCTTGGGGCAGGTGAGGATCGAGCTTGAAGCTGTCGTCCAGAAGCGCCCTGGCGTTTGCGAGGGCCGGGCTCTGGGGTGATTTGCGCGCGAGGTCCGAGGCTACCATCTGGAAAGCCAGCCGGAAGCGTTCGAGGCGCACCAGGACGAGTGTGTGTTCGCGATAGAGCTTGGCATATTCTCTCTCCAGCTTTTCAAGTTTCTTCCCTTGCTCAGCGAACTTCGCGGCGGTCCATTTAATGGTTCCGAAGAACCCGCCGCCGACCACGCCGAGTGCGGTGATGATTCCGATGATTTCAGCGACGCCCATGCAGCGCCCCCAACCGTGCCGGCATGGCAATTCCTCCGAATTGAATTTGATTGTTCTCGACTGATCGGTAGGTGAGGCGCATCATTCCTTGGATGCGTGTGGCGTGCCTCGCTTTGGTGCTAGCTGTTATGCTAGGCGGAACCGCCTGGATGCTTGCCCAACCCGATCGGGGAATCGATCCGTTTATGGTCGGCCGTTATTGATGCCCACTCTTCGCCAGTTCGTGCTTGCCGTGGCCTTCGCGGTTGTTATCGCCATGCTTGTTGTGGCAGTGATCAATGGGAACTGGTAAGCCTGCCCATTGGGTGCTATCGTGCGTGGGTGCGTATCCCACTGCTCCCGCGCTACGCGATCGCCCTCTCTCTTTGGCTGATAATCGTGTCGCTTGACTTCGCCGTCCGGCTTGTCTGCGTCCTGTTTATTCCGCTTATCGCCATCAAGTCGGCCTTCGGACTCGCGCACAACCAATGGAGCGCACAGGCAAACGTGGACCTCGTGGGCGTCTTCACCCGCCCGTTCATGCGTATGCCGCGCTATCCGTGGCGGCAGTTAGTACCCAGACGCCTGGGAGGCCGCAGCGCCAGTAGCCGCGCCACGTCCAGCGGCGAGGTTCTGCCACCGCTCCATGAGTGAGGCGACCGCCGGGTTTGATTCCGCCACCTTTTGCATTGACCGCATGAGCGCGGCCACTTGCTCCGGGTTGCGGGCCATTTCGATCTGCCGCGCGAATTGGTCGGCGGCCTTCTTCTGAGCCGCTGATGCCACCACCTGCTCGCCGATGATCACGCCGATGTTTGCGGGCGGACCACCGCTGGCGAATGCCACAGCATGTTTTGCCGCCGTCTTTGCGAGAAACTTGCCCCAGCCCTGCTTGACTGGCTCTTTCAACCCGTCGAACAGATTGGCCTGTGTGATCGCGGTGTTGCTGTAGTTCACAGACGACATCGGCGGCGCGACCGTCGCGTCCTTTGATGCCTGCACCAGCCGGCGCAGTTGCTTAAAGTCCGCCGGGTCGAGCAGCTCGCGGAATTTCGCAGACTGCTTGTAGAAGTCCCGCGACAGTTGCCCACCAAGCAGCTTGCCTTCATCGTTGGTCGATCGTGACAGGAGATCGTCCACGGCTTGGGCTCGAATGCCCTTCCACGCCTCCATCCCGCGCGCCTGCTGCTCCGGTGTCCCCGTCAACATGGATTTGCGCATGGCGCGCAGATCAGAAAGCGGCACGCCGTCTCCCAATATCCTCTTGGTGAGCAATTCGGGCGCAATCTTTTCGTCAGCGACACGGCCGGCGAACGTTTTGCTGAACTCCTCAAAGCGCTCCCTGGCACTTGCTCGAGCCACCTTAAACGCATCGTCGCCGACCGTGTCGACAACGCCATCGTCAAGCGCGTCGATCAACCTCGAGCGAACCATTTTAACGGACGGGTCTCGGCTGTCGCCAAGGCCGCCAATGAACTTGCGCAGCTCTTCGGCCTGTCCAACCGTCGCCACGGAATCGTTGCGCAGGAGCCCGGTGTCCCCCGCCATACCAAGGCGCCGCATACGCCGCATGATGCCTTCCCGCATCTGGTCGAACGCGGGATTATCCGTGAGCATCGGATCATCAAGGGCTTCCCGCAATGGATTGAGCGGGCCCGCAGAAACTTCGCCTCGGGCTTCACGAACGGCCGTGTAGAGCCCGCTTGTCACCTTCTGCATTTCGGCGCGCTTGGTATCCAAGACATCCTGAACGGCTGCCCCTGTGCTTTCCGCACCCCGCGCGCCGCCAGAGTTGCGAACCAGCTCCCGGCCTTTGTCTACCAGCGATGTTTCAACGTTTCTGATCTGGCGTTGCAAGTCATCTCCGGCGCCCTGTATTTTCGCCGCGTTTTGCTCGAAGCTGAAGGCGTTCGGGTCGCGCGTCACCATGCCCGTGGTCGGCTCGTCAATGCCAAGGGCTTTAAACCGTGCGGCGCGAGCCTCTGCCTTGCGGCCAAGGCCAGCCAAGGGTGCCGCCACGGGAGCTGATGGCGGGGGTAGCTGGGGCATCGGGGTATAGGGAAGCCCCGTAGCCGGCCTGACGCGGCTTAGAATGGCCTCTGAAGCATCATCGGCCGCAGACACAAGGGGAGCGCCCGCGCGGCCCACAGCACGTCCTACGGCGCGTCCTGGCGCTGATTGAGCAATCTTTGACAGGACCGGCGGCAACAGAACATTGGCTGCTGCGCCGATCGTTGCCGGCATGGCAGCGCTCTGATCGGAATCGCGCACGGCGGCGCCGCCCATAGCGCCCTGTATCGCCCGGTTCGCGGTTGCAGCCACCTTGCCGACGCCAGCAATCTTTGGGACTGGTGTAACCATAGCGGCTGCGACTTGCCCCACCGTGCGCGCTGTGGGGTCTGCATTCGGCGAGATGGTGCGGCTTGCCGTGTCCCAGCGCCCCGCCCGTGCCTTGCGCTCATTCTCGAGCACGTCTTTCCCGCCGACCATGCGGACCAGCGGGTCGGTTATGAACGCGCCGACATTCTCCAGTCCTTGCCCGAAGCCCAGAAGGGCCTCGTTGGCGCCGGAAAGGGCCTTGTCGAGCATGGGAACGCCGAGCCCACGGTTGCGCGGCTTTTGCTCCGGAGCAGCGGCACCCTCTTGTCGGCGCACCATTGCGAGTACCTGCCCCTGCGTCGCTCCCTCGGGAGCGGTAACGCTGTAGACCTTCCCGGAGGGCGCCGTGACGCGGTATTGGGGCATCAGCGCACCTCTTCAATCGACCAGCCCGGCGGAACCCCGGTCGGCTTCTGACGAGCGCGCGTCTTCGCTATTGCGCTCTGTATCCTTCTGGCGCTCTCAGGCGGGAATTTGAAGCCAGATGCCTCGTAGAGCGCCTTAACCTGCGGCAGATCGGCGCCGTCCTTGATCATCTCATAAACGCGACGGTTAAAATCCGCCCTACCCTCCGGCAGGCGAAACAGGACATTCTCGTAAGAGTTGATCACCTTGCCCATGTTTTCCTGAAACTGGCTGTCGCTCTGGCCTTGACCAATCGCGGCGATAGAGTCGCGCAACAGATCCAGCTCCCTTTCGGAAATCGCACCTAGTGCGCCGCCGGTCTGGCTTGCATCGCGCATCCTCTGGAGGCGATCAAAGGCGGTGTTGGCGCCGATCGTGTTTACCAGCCCCTCGACGTCTTTGGCAGGCGTCCCACCCATATTCTTTGCGATGTCGGCACCGAACCCGGTAGCGAACCAGCCATCCTTGGATAGTTTCTGGGCCTTTTTCGCGGCCTCAATAACGTTTCTTATCTCGGCGGTGGCTACAGCGCGCTCTTTGCCGAAAGATTCGGCCTTCTGCTTTGCCTCGCGCGCCTCCATTTCGGCCTTCACGGCAGCGGCGGCGGCCTTGCGAATTTCAAAAGGATGTAGGGCGTCGGTATTGCGAAGCTGCTGCCCCTGAAGTTGTGCGTTCGTGAGTGATTGCTGGCCGATGTTAAGCTTTTGCTCGACAAGCGGAACATCATAAGCCTTAGTCGGGTCAGCAGGCCTGGTCGGGATCGAGAACGCCGGCCCACCCATCGGAGCGCCCATTGGCGCTGCCGCTGGAGGAGCGCCGGGTGACGTCGGAACCCACTGCCCGTCGCGCATCTCCTGCACTTCGCCAGTCCGTTTGTTTCGCCTTAGCTGCGCCATCAACGGCCCCCTAACCTTCCAAGAATTGAGTCCGCGTAGCTGCGGGTTTTGGGTCCCCAGAGCTTCTGGTTCGGCCCACCGTGATAATACATGAGCCCCTTGCGGACATCGCCGCCGTGCTTGGTCAGGCCTTCGCGCAGATATGCCGCGCCGAGCTTCTTCTGGTAGTCGGCGGCTTCAGGCGACGCCCCGCGCAACAGCTCTTCCTGGAACGGAACGCCGAGCTTGCCGGCCATCTCGCGAGCGGTCTCGGGAAGCATCTGCGTCATTCCAAGCGGCTGCCCGTAGCGCGTCTGCGGGCCGACCACCCCGGCCCTACCGCCGCTCTCCTGCTGGATCACGCCTTCAAGCAGGCTATCGAAATCGAGGCATCCCGCCTGGGGATGCACCTCCTTCGTCGATATATTCCCACTCGTCATCGCCACCGGGCGCGGCGCCGCCCCCCATGTTCATCTGGTCGGGATAATAGAACTCGGTCTTCTGGCTTCCGTCTTGCCCGACCACCGGCACGCCTATCGGGCGCAGGAGGATCTGGCGCAGCATGGCCTTGCGCTGCGGTGGCGTGTTCGGGTCCTCAAGTTCGGCAAGGTAGCGGTCGGTCTGGGTGGGCGCGCTGGGCAGGTTTTCCCGCTCCCATAGCTTGTCCTCGCGGCCCTCCACACGTGCGCGCTGTCGCTGCTGCTCCTCAAACTCGGCCTGCTGCCGCTGCTGCACCGTTGGCCCATAGACCGGCTGCATCCCGCCCTGTTGCAGGAACACGTCGCCAAGCAGGCCCGCGATGTTCCTGCCCGTGCCCCCAGGCCCAAAAAAGCTCATCTGTTTCCCCCTAGAACTTGAAGCCGCCGGAAGCCCAGCCAGTAAGGCCCGCGCCGAGCAGCCCAGGAACCAGGCCGCCGCTCGTCTTGCTCACTTGGTTCTGGCCGATGTAGCTGGCCTGCGGGATTGCCCCATAGAGCGCGCCGCCCATCTGGAGCTGTGTCGGGACGGCATTGTTTTTTGCTTGCTCGATCAGATATTGGACCTGCCCAAGATCTGCCGTCAGCCCGAGGTCCGCGCGGGACTGGGCGCCCATGTCCGATCCGATATTCGCGGTAATCCCGGCCGCCTGCAAAATCCTCTGCAATTGCTGCTCTTGCGCCGAGGCATTGAACCGCGACGCGTCGGCGTCCATGCCGCCCTGAGTGAGGTCGAACTGGTTCTGCGCCCCGGCGTTGAACATGCTGCGGCTCGAATCCAAGCCCGCCTGCGAGATGTTGCGCTGCTGCTCGTTGCCGATGTTGAAGAAGTTCGTGTTCTGCCGGCGATCGGCGTCCTGGCCCGATAACATGGCGCCCGTGTTGAAGGCATCCGAGCGAACTCCGTATTCCGTGGCCGCGCGGTTTCTGCCCCTGTCGGCCTCGAACTGCCCTTGGGCGACGCCAGCGCGCGACCCGCCAAATGCTCCCGTTCGCGCCTGCTGCGATTGCAGGGCGGCCGCCTGCTGGCCTGAATAATCGTCGTAATTCGCCAGCGTGCTATCGACCACCCGATCAGTGTAGGGGTTCATGTACGAGCTAAGGTTGGTGAGAAGGCTCTGCGCGTCCGCCTTCGGAGCAGCCGCGATGTTCACTCCAGCGGCCTGATTGGCGGCGCCCAGCCGTGGGGCCTGATAGGTCGAAGCTCCCGCGCCCCCCGCGCTCTGGGCCATGCCGAGCGCCTGCTGCTGTGGCGCCTGCCACCCGCCCAAGTCCTGGGCACCCGCGAACGCCTGCTGCTGCAAGGGAGAGGCTGATGCGACATATTGAGACGGGTCAGTCGCCAGAAAGTTCGACACCTTGCCGGCATAGTCGTTGAGGTTGCCGGCCATCGGCTCATTGACGATCGGCGTCGTCTTGGACGTGGATTTGCTTTTGAAGCTGCCCATTATAGTTCCTTGATCAAGGCCACTTTGTAGGTGTCGAAGCCGGACGGCTTGAGGATGCGCTGCCAAGCCTCGCGGCTGTCGATGAAAGCATGCTCGCACCCGCTGGCGCGGCCCCATGCTTCTGCCTGGGGAATGAGCACACTCACGATCTCATCCAGTTTCCCTGTGGCGTAGAGCCCGTGGACGGCCTTCGCGTTTGTCGGGTAGGTTTTGATTTCCGCAAGGATCGCCGCATTCTCGCTAGAGAACAGCTTGGCTCGGCCTGCCAGGTAGAGGTGGTCGATATACTGGATGGTGTAGAATCTTGGGTCCATCGCCTCCGCAAAACCGGCGCGGAAGCGAAGATACTCGTCTATCATCTGCTCCCCGCCCCGATCGCATCGAACGTGGGCTTGCCGAACCGCGCATATCCCGTCCCCGCCCACTCCAGCTCGGCAATCGCCCCGGTGAAGCGGATGTCCTTCTTCACCGTCGATGTGGCGAGCGTGTAAGGCCCCTTCGTTACGGGGGTCGATTGCGGATGCGCGCGGACATAGGCGGTCAACATGATGTTCGCCGTCTGCCCCTTGAAGTCGGGGCGGATGCGTTGGACCTGCAACGTCTGCTCGGCCTCATTCAGATATTGCGCGGCGGACTTGATGCTCCACGAAAGACTCGATCCGTCCGCGGTCGCACCATATTCATGATTGTGGACGATCCCCGCAGGCGTCACCCCGATCGGATAGGAGAGCACGCCTGAATCGCAGAAGGCGCTGCGAGCGAAGTCAGATTTGGACCAGAACACACCCTGCCCGCCGATCTTGAAGAACACCGCGCGGCTGTTCTCCGTCCCGTCGCGCCCGTCAGGGTAGAATATCCAGATCTCGCCGAACTTGGTGTTGCTCGACAGCACAATCTTGTCGATCTGCGCGTCGACGATATTGTCGGAGAAATCCTTCCAGATGGGGCATTCCACCACAATGGGCTTGGTCCCGTATCCGCCCCACGCCCGGACCCTCTTGTCCTTGCCGACGAAATAAGCGACGCCGTTCATCATGCAGACCGCGTTGGGGCCGGCGATGCCGCAATTGGTGTCGATGATGTCGAACTGGTAGGTCTGCCCCGGATCGCCGACGAAGGCCATCTGGTGAAGGTCCTTGTCGGTCCAGATGCCGAACACGTCCCCCACCTGCTCGGCGGTGATGATCTGCCCGCCGCCGTTCAATATCTGCTCGCCGGCATTGTTGTCGGCCGCGGTGGTCCAGTCGGTCAGATCCTCGAAATCGCACCAGCGGACGCACAGGGGATTATAGTTGCCCGAAGCTTCTTCGCCGCAGCCGAACGCAATAGCTTGGCGGGTTTTCGAGTTGACCCTCATCGCTGCGATTTCGTTTGGTGCTTGGGTGATCTCCTGCGCAATCGTGCCGGGATCGTTGCTCCACTGGTAGAGCGTCTGAAAGCGGGGCGATGCGAGAAGCGTCTGTCCCCATGCTCCAAGCGACCATGTGCGCAGCTTGTACAGGCTAGGCGGCAGGGAAAACGGCCCAGCGCCAAAAGCCCCTTCGCCAAACGCCTGCCCCTGGCTCCCGGCCGACGATGCACCCTCTGCGAGCCCTGATGGGGTTATGTCCGCCAGAGCGCCGCCGACGTAGACGTAGAGCTTGGAGTGCGTCCCAAAGGCAATATTCGTGTTGCCGACGTTGTTTGTCCAGTTGAAGACGTTGCGGCAGCTCCCAGTGAGAGAAGAGGCGAAGGTCTTAGCGAAGCCGCCGACCGTCTGCGCCCTGCCTTCCTCCCAGCGCATGTTGTTCGCAGTCGCCCAAGCTCCGGGGACGGCGTAGATCGTGTCGTTGCTGTTGAGGCCCGGAGGCGGGTCGAAGGCGACGCGCATCTAGCGGACCAACCACTCTTCGACGGTCGCGGAGATGTCGCGCATCTTGCGCCAGTGAGGATGGGTCGGGCATCCTTTGCGAAGAGCGATACGCCCGCAAAGGCCGATCGGGTCCCACTCTGGGCGCTCTGCTCTGGGTGTGTATTCGGCCTCGGGATCATAGAACTCATTGAGGATGCGGTCGCCGTTCTCGTCCAGAATGGCGCGGTTGAAGTCGTCCGTCAGGAACTTCCCGCTCCAACGATTCCAGCCCGCGCCGCCGCAGACCGAAGGATTGCCCGAAGCAATGCCAATCACGTCCTCGGGATCGTCGTCGGCGGTGGCCTTACGGACCTTTTCGCCCTCCAGCACGACGGAGTACCCAATGCGGTCCTCGCCGTCCGGATTGCCGTCCGCCCATTCCATCATGTCGGCATAGTCAGCAGGGGTGGACATGGCGGTTCCGCCGTCCGAGGAGACTGTGCCCGCGCCGTTGACGATGAACTCATAGTCCGTGAACGCGCTCGACATGCACGTGACGAAGTTGAAGCCAGCGTTCCCGGCTCTCGTGGTATTGAGGCGAGCGACAGTCCCGGTGTAGCTGGCGTGAGTAGCCTGCAGCTCCGTTCCGATGGTGCCGGAGCCTGTATGGGTCTGCGCGATCTGGCCGGTGCCGTTGAGGGCAAGAGCGCCAACGGTGGCGGTGGCGGTGACCGTGGCAGAAGCAAGCGTCGCCAGCCCGGAGGTTGAGAGCGTCGTGACCGATGTAGCGCCCGCCCCGAGGGTTCCGGTCGTGACGAGGTTCAGGGCGCCGAAATCAGGCCCTGCCTGCGTATAGACCGCGTTTGATCCGTTGCTGAACACCCATTTGGTGACGCCTGACGTGACGGTTGCCGTGGTGCCGCTGCCGGTGGTGATAGTGACATCGCCAGAAGAGGCATTGCGGACCAGATACGCCTTTTCTACGTTAGGGATGGTGATCGTGCCGCCAGTGCCGCCCGTGACGTTCAGGACGCGCTTGCGGGCTTCGTCGGAGGTTCCGTTGTTGTTCGTGAGCGTCTTCGAGCCGGAAAGCGCGAATCCCTCTACGCCATCAATGGCCGCGTCGATAAGGTCGCTGCCGAACTGCGCGATCAGGCGCGAGCCCCAGGAATCCGTGTATTGCCCCGGCTCCATCTTCTCGAAGCGATTTCTGGTCGTATAGGTGTCCGCTATGGCACCCTCCTATTGTCTGGGATGGCGTCGGCTAAAGAGCCGCGCCGATTGTGACGGGGAACCAGTCGGTTCCGTCTGAAATGGCGAGAGTGCCAAGGGCGGTGACGAACACTGCGCCACCCGACCAATCGGCTGCGGGGGGCAGATCGGCCGCCGCGGCGAACGCCTGGAACTTGAGCGGTGTCGTGCGGGCTTCCTTGTCGGCTTCGACAATGCGGCGGGCGAACCTGTGGAGCGACGGATGTGCGTCGGCCGGCGCGCTCAGCCTCATATCTGTCCCTCGATATCGCTGGTCAGGAAGATGCTGGCGAGCGCGGATCCCACCTTCGCCAAAAGCCCCGGTTCGGGCGCCTCAACCTCTTCGACGTAAGGCCATGCCTCATCGGTATCGATCACGGCCCAAGCGAGCTTGCCGATGTCTTCCGAATGGGCGGCCCAATCCTCGTCTTCCGCAATGCGGTCTGGGATCGCGTAGCTGCCAGCGTGGGTGCCGTTGGCGATGTAGCGCGGCTCAATCCGCGCATCGAACTTGCCGCGGTAGGATTTGACCTTGTCCGCCTGGAGCGTGTTGAGGATGTAGCAGGGGAGTTCCATGCTATGCTCCTACGGCTGTCATGTAGGTTGCGAGCGCGTTGTATGTTGCGTCCCGTTCGGTGTCGTCGATGGCCCCGCCAAAATGCAGAGCTTGCATTCTGCGGGAGCTGTAGTTGGTCGGGGTCCCGGAATTGCTGAACGCCAGGCCGAAGAATTGCATGCTCTGTAGAGCCTCGCTGGTCTTGGTCAGCGTTGCCGGCGCGGCCAAATCTTTGACCCCAACAAAAGTCGCGGCGTTATCTCGGCTCCAGCATGACCACCCTACCGACGTGGCGGCGGGCAATGTCCATGTATTGGCCGTCCCCGCATTTCCGCGAACGGCTATGGTTGAGCCAGTCGTTCTTGCGTTGATAAGGGCCTTGAGGCATCCAGCATCGGTGATTGACGCGCCCACAACATCAGTGCCATTCCAGACCGCAAGGTGAGCGCTGTTCTGAGCGAAATTCCCGCCCGCGGTCGTTGCATTGAATGTAGTATCGAGATAGGATGTGGCGCCGTCGCCAGTATACCCCCTGTCCGTCGTGAACGTAGGCGAGTTGACCGCGCTCGCATCGTAGCTGCTTGAAACCCAATTGAGCCGCGCCGCCTGCGCATCGTGCGCCGCGAAGATGTAGATGGCGTCCAGCTTCGTCCAGACGCCCGCTGTTTTCAGCGACCCGATCAGAGTGTCGATATGCCCCTTGCGTGTTGCATCGGGTGCGACGGACATGCGGGCGAATAGTGCGGTGGCTTCCGCTGAGTAGGTAGCTGCCCCGCCAAGCTGTGTTGCCGACAGGATCGCGGGGCGTGTCAGGTGAAGTCGCCAAACGCCACCACAGAGACGTTCGCCCCCGTGGTGACTTTCCACGCGCCCGAAAGGCTGCGGGCATCGCCGAGATAGACAAAGAACGGCTTCAGATCCGATACGGACGAGGCCCCGCCGGCAAAGACGGTGATCGACGAGCCGGAGCCATCCTTGATGCTTACCGCGCCGGGGGAGGTGGTGGCTGGGACAATGAGCAGCCCGCCCAGCCTGTCGCCTGCGCCGCCGGTCGCCCCCATAGCCTGATCCGATTGCGACGCAGCGATCGTCTCATAATCGCCCGCGCCGACCGCGAACACGTTCTGAAAGCCGCCACTCGGGTCAAAGTCTCTTGCCATGCTAATAGCCTCGATTGATGTTGAAGGAGGAACGTGCGCTCCAGGGCTCGTCGCCAGTGGAGCGAAGCGGGGATATGCCCCTGCGGCGGGTTTCCTTGCGGAGGCGGCTCAGCGCCTCACCTTCAGCGGATGCGGCGAGCTGCACGCCTTCGACGTCGCGCCAGATGTCGCGGAACAGCAGGAAGCGGGTGCGCGCGGCTATGAGGTCCACCGCCTCGCTGGTCCAGATATTGGAAGCGCCGTCAGCCGGAAGGGCGGTGGACGCCAGCCCGAAGACGCTCAGCGAATAGGTCGCATCCGGGATAGGCCAGAGCTGTATCGCGCCCTCATTCTCAGCCCAGCGCGTCGGCAGGCCCGTTTCGGTGCGATATTCGATCTCGTCGAGGTCGGCTTTTCTCAGCGTCTCGCCTGAATATGATACGGCGAGCGGGTAGCGGATGCCCGATGGCAGCGCGATCGTCGCCGTTGAGGCGGATGTGTTCCCCGATCCAGAGGCGCGGTTGAACCAGAACAGTTCATCCGAATAATATTCGACCGCCTGGGTCAAAGCGGTCGTGAGGGCGGTCTCAGCTTCGCCGCCAGATGCGATGTCGTCTTTGTTGGTCTCCAGCCGAATGCGCGTTTTGAGTTCGGCCAAGGTTGCCATCAGACAAGCTCCCTTTCTCGCCAGACGGCGAAGGTGTTCTCACCCTCGATGATTTCAGGGTCGGACAGCCCGCCTTGGTAATCGTCCCAGATGATGAGCGGCGCTTTCACTCGCTGGATGGCTACCGTGCGGTCGCTGATGTTCCGGGGTGGCCCGTCGATCACCAGCGCGTCGTAATCGCCGCCGGCAAAGTCGTACCATTTGCCGGCAAGCGGCTTGCAGACGATATTGGCCTTGAGATTGTAGCGGTCGAGCATCGCCTGGAGGTGCGAGGCCCACATGGGATCGTGCTCGAGTGCGGTTACCTCGCAGCCGGCCGCCGCCAAGACGAGCGTGGAGAGGCCAGAGCCGCATTCCAGCACGCGGCCGCGGCAAAGCTTGTAGATGTGAACCAGAAGCTCGGGCGATGCTGACCAGCCGTTCGCCCATCCCTTCGTCAGAGCGATGAAATGCTCAGGCTTCGGGTCGCCAGATTTAAGCGCCAGCATGGCCTCGTGGAAGGCTTCGGCTAGTTCGGTAGCCTCAACGCCGTGCTTGCGCTTCCAGAATGCCCCTAGCGTGCCTGACCACGTCTTTGCGCCCGTATGGCTGAACTCCATCTCGGGATCGACGTAAATCCTGAACCCGGCCTCCCGCGCCTTGTAGCAGAAGGCGTAATCGCCGGAGCGGCGCTTGCCCCCCGAAATCGTGCGCTCGAATATGACCTTGTAGGGCACCGGGTCGCCGGCCTGCCCAATGAACCCCTGCGCCTTTTCGGCCAGTGTTTCGAGAACGTGGCGCCTGATGCGAAGGAAGCCGGTCGGAACGCCCTCGACCTCGATCAAGCCATCCTTATCGGCCCACAGCTCGCCAGGGAGCGTGAGAATGGGGAAGTCCTCGACGTCCTCCTTCTTGGGGTAGATACCCGCGTTGATGTCCCTGTCCGCCTCAACCAACCGGAGGAGGTTTTCGGGGGGGAAGCCCACGTCCGCGTCGATGAAGACGAGGTCGGTGCAATCAGTGCTAAGATACTGACGAACAAGGGAATTTCGGGCGTCATCGACGTGACAGTTCCCCGCCTCGGTGCACAGCGTGATGTTATAGCCCGCAGCGTCGAGAAGCTGAGCAGCCTCAAAGAAGCTGCTGAACGTCTGGGCGCTGATCTCCCCGTGGCAGGGGATGGCGATGAAGATGTGGGGGCCAGGACGAACCCGGCCCCGCACGGTAGTGACGAGAGGCAAGTATCAGCTCTCGACAATCAGGTTAAGAGCGTCCAGCTTGTCCTGGAGCGATTGCACGCGAGCCACGAAGGCAAGCGCCGCGGTGGAGCTGGCGAACGCCCATTTGCCCGAGGTCGCAACCTGGGAAATGGTCGTGGTGCCGATCGCCGTAACGGTCGGCTGGACGATCGGGGTGGCCAAGCCGTAGAAACCGATCTTGTCGGTGGTCGAACGGCCGAAGTTCACACCATCGTCGTTGCCCGTGCCGAGATATTCGACTGCCATTGATTTATTCCTTCATGAAAGACGAAGGGCGGACCCGAAGGCCCGCCCCTATTTGGGTTTAGTTGAAGTGCAGCCGGCTCGCGAACTGCGGGCGAAGCGTTTTGTAGCCGTAGAGGATGTCAACACGGCAGGGGAGGTTGTCGTTGTTGATGTCGTACTGGCGAACAAGGCGAAGGCTGAGCCCGTCCATGTTCTCGCGGCGGCCGAAGTCCACCCCACCCGGCATGACCAGATCGGCCGTTGCGAAGGTGAAGGCTTCCTTCTGGTAAACCAGCGAGGTCGTCATGGCGTCCGACAGCGTACCGAAGAAGGTAACGTCCTTCGATGCACCCGCCGACACGATCGTCACGTTCTGCTTGGCGCCAGAGGTGATCGGCGTGGGCGAGACGGCCCATGCGCCGGTCGTGGTCTGCGCTGCGGTGGCGACGAACTGCTGGAGAACGCCAGTCGAGACCTTGGTCTCGGGATGCACGCTGTAAACACCTTCAACGGTGAAGACATCGCCAACAGCAACAGTGCCGGAACCGCCGGTCGTGGTGATGGTGGCTGTGCCCGAGGTGATGCCGGTCGAGGTGTTCACGACATAGGACGTGTCGCCCGAACCACGAGTGTGCCCCGGCCACATCGTGTTTTCCACGAAGTCGAACCCGGAGGCGCGACCCATGTAGCCTTCCTTGTACTGCTTCCCGATCTCGCCGCCGTGGTTGAACAGGGTCTTGGTGTCCTTCACCAGATCGACCATGTCCTGCGAGTTCAAGTTCGCAGTGCGGTCGTTGGCGGGAGCAAGGCCGCGCTGCATCAGCACGCGAGCGTCGAGCACATCGGCATAGGTGATCGCGTTGCCGCTATCCCACACCGAATTGTAAACGTCCTTATACATGCTCATCGCATCTGCCTCGACGCTTGCAGCGAGGACCGACATGGCCGGCTCGATGATGCGCTTCGAGAAGTCGTCAAGCGACAGGGTAAGCTCGGCGGATGAGAAGTTCATGCCGACGTGCTTCTGGCTGGAAATCGTCAGGGTTTGGCTCGTCTCTGGCGTGTCCTGCACATCCAGGGTCTTGCCGGTCGTGACAGTGTACTGATTGGGTTCACGAATCTTGAGGCTATCGCCGATCTTGGCGCCGGATTTGGCGAACGAATCGTCATATTGACGGTCGATTGAGCCGACGAAGTTCAGCTTCTGATGCAGGATGCGCAGCGCCTCCCGCGTTACCTTTGTGTCGGTAAGAATGGTGTTCGACATGGTGAAAAATTCTTTCTAGGAGAAAATGGCGTCTCACGACGCGGGTTGGTTGGCGGTCAGCCCCCTTTGAGAAGCTGGGCGTTGCGGCGACGAGTCCATTCATCCACGCTCAAGCGGTCATCCAGTCCTGCGGGCGGCGCGCTGCTGCGTCCGACCTTGGCTGCTGGAGTCACTTCCTGAGCCTTGACGATGCTCTTCGCCTTCTTTGTCTGCGCCTCGTGCTCGAACCACTTCACCGCTGCGTTGAGGGCAATGACGAGCTTGGGATCATCGATCCCGTCCAGATCCTGCTTTGAGAATCCGAAGTGCTTTTGTCCTGCCTCCACCAGCTTGGCGGCGTGCGTGGGCGACCACTCGGGGATGGCCTTGGCGATCTCAGCGGCGCCCTCTTCAAGTCGCTTGGCGGCTTCCCGCTGCTCGTTGACTGTGCGTTCCTGCTGGAGCCGTCCAAGGTTGGTTTCGGTCTGCGTGCGGGCATCCCGAAGGAGTTGGTATTGTGTGAACGCCTTTTGCGCCTCGAACGGGTCTTGGTCGTGGTAAGCGTTCCAGTCTACCTTGGCGAACTGGGCCAATTGGTTGTCGATCGCGACTAGATTGCCGCGGGCCGATATCTCCTGCTCACTGGCTTGCTGGAAGGCGGTGCGCTCGGCTTCTAAGCCCTTTGCACGTTCTGCCAGTTCCTGTGTTTTGCGGGTGTAATCGGCCTGCATCATCAGCTCGGGTTTCAGCCAGGCCGGAACCTTGGCTTTCTTCCCGTCACGCTCGATTTCCTCGAACTCTTCCTCTTCGGTTTCGGCCTGATCCTCGATGGGATTGCCGTCATCGTCGAGTAGCTGTTCGGGCTGTTCCTGAACCTCATTCTCGACTTCCGCTTCGGGCGTTTCGCCTTCGGCCAGATTGGTCGTTTCGGTTTCGTCCATAAGTCCTTCTCTGGGATGTGCCGACGCCTCCCGACGTGGGCTAATTAGGCCGCTGCTCTATCGCTTGGCGGCTCTGGATTGGGTTCAGGCTTCGTCGCCTGGATGCGGTCGGTATTTGCCTCGAATTGCTTTATTGCCAACTCCTGGCGCTTAAGCTCCAATTCCTGCGCTTTGAGCGCCAGTTCGGCACGCCTGTCCTCGCTCGCCTTGTTGGCCTCTTGTGCCTTCAGGCCGAGTTCGAGGCGTTTGGTCTCCTGATCGGCCTTCGCCGCGGCAAGCTGCTGCTCGAGCTGCTGGTAGGCCTGCATCCCCTCCTGAAGCTGCTGCTGCATCGCCTGCATCTGCTCCTGAACCTCGGGCGGGACCTGCGGTCCCTCGGCGCCACCTTCGAGCTTGTCCGCCGCCTCATCGGCTCCCGGCCAATCGGAGTTGCGCAGATACATCGGACCAAGCACCGTGGCAGCGTCGGGAACGGCGCGGATGACTTCGACAAGCTCGGCGCGGGCCTCTTCTCGCCTCGATGTGTAAGACGGGCCGGCCGCGACAGTGAGGTCATACTTGCCCGCCGTGAGATCGAACACGCCGCCAAGCACCTTGGAGCCCTCCATCTGCGGCTGTGGCGGCTGTCCCGGCGCGAGCTGCACAGTGGCGGGCTTCAAATCCTCGCCAAGGATGCGGATCATGCGCTCGGTGGAGTAGACCTTTGGAATGAGGTCGAGCAGGATGCGGCCGCCGTGCCGGATAGAGCGCGATAGGTTGTCGATGAAGTGGAACGTCGAAACGTCGCCTTCGCGCTGCCGAGCCATGATGGCCTTGCCGCTGGTCTCGTTGCTTTTCGCTCCTAAGCTGGCGTCGTGAATGCCGATAATCGACTTCATGCCGTCCGAAGCCATCAGGGCTTCCTGGGCTGCCGCTGAGTAATGCGTCGGGAGGGGTTGGCGCTGCGGTATCTCGGCCCCATCCGGCACCATCAGGTAAGGATGAGAGGCGCTGTTCGCGGTGTTCCAGTTGGGGTCCAGCTCAAACGACTTCTCGTGCCCGATGAACGGCACCCGAGGTTGCAGCGCCAGCGCTTCGAGCGCAGTGTTCCGCATGTAGTTATAGGTGCGCTGCTCACCCTTCGCATCGCGGATCAGGCTGCGGAAATGCCGCTTGCCGTCCTTGTCGATTACCTCGTCGCCATAGACAGGGACGATGGGGATGTATTTGCCCGGCCATTTGACCGTCTTGAGCACTTCGGCGCCCGACATGATGCGCTGCGTGACCTTGAAGCTTTCGACCTCGCGCGGCTCGCCAACGGGTTCGATTCCGACAAGCTCTTCGGCTTTCTTCTCGTATTCCTCAAGCTTCATGATCGTGCCGTCAGACAGGGCAACGATGGCCCCCTTGACCTTCTCGCGGGTCCACCACTCGGCAACAATGACGTTATCGCCGTCAAGCCAGTCGGAGCAGTCTCGGAAGTCAGATTCCCAGTCGGTTTTCTCGGCGTTGGGATATTCAGTCTCGAACTCGTCCTTGGTCATGGTCGTGACCACGAAGGCTTCGTTCCAGTCGGAGCTGTCGGCGGCCTGCGAACGAGGATCGCCGTAGACCGTGAACGGGTTCATGACCCGCTCAATCACGATGTCCTGCTCGAAGGCGTCATCGGTCGTGTACGCGGTGTTGATGCGCCAGAAGCCGAAGCCCTGCCCCACTGCGTGCTCGATCGCCGTGTCGGTCGCAACGTCCGCGTCGGAGGTGACTTCGATGTTCCTGATCAGGCCATTGAGGATTTCAGCCGTGTGGGGATCGGCGCCGCTGTCCTGCGGGTGGACCTTGATGGAGGGCCTGTTCTGCCGCGCGTCGTTCACAACCTGCCGGATGAAGGTCGGCATCTTGTTGAACTGCTCGCACGGCTTATGCTCCAGATCGCGCTGACGCTTGACGGCTTCGGGCCATTGCTTGCCGAGGCGCGCGAACTCCAGATCGTCCTTCGCCTCGATGTGGTTGTCATTCCACCACTCGCGCGCGGCCTCGTACTGCTTGCGGGCCTGGACTAGAATGTCGTCCGTCTCGACAACAGCAGGGGCGGTCTTTTTAGCCATCTATCCCCCTCATGCCATCCATGCTCCCGGCCCTGCGTATCGTGCTGGCGCGGCCTTGCGCTTCGTGCTCGCCTCGCGATAGCCGACCGCGAAATAGCGGAAGGCGTCCGCGTAATGGCTCGTCCAGTCGTGCAGCGGGTGCTGCCGGAACTCCTGCCGCTTCTCGTCATAATCGCGGCGGTACATGCGCAGCGCTTCGATCCCGTCCTTGCACTTGTCCTTGTCGAACCAGCACGTTGGGAGCAGCATGCGAACAGCCTGAATGCCGTCGGGAATGGGCAGGTTCGGACAGACCGTTACCTTGACGCCCAGTCCCTCCAAGACCTCTTTCCGGCTCTTACCAGTTCCAAGCTCCCGTACTTCGACGTCGTGAGGGAGATAGTGATTGCCCCAGAGGTAATCCCGCTCTTGGAGCCGCTTGGCGTACCAGTCGAGCCCGACGCCCTCGCCCTTCAGGACATCAATCACCCGGATTTCCCTGCCGTGAGGCTGGAGGAACCAAATGACCGTCGAGTCCGCCATGCCCAAATCCCATGCCGTGTGGACCGGGATGCGCGGGTCGTAGGGCACTGAGGTAATGCGCTCAGCCTCTTCGGCGGCGTTCATCTCCTTGCCGTAATATGCGCCTTTGACCGCCGCCTCGAACGAGCACTCATATTCCTGGGCGTACTCATCTTCGCCCATCATCTTTTGTGCATCCGCCAGTTCGGCAGCGTCGAGCAGGTTCGTTTCGCTGGCCCTAAGCTTGAGCGTGAACCAGTCGGCGTCGGTCTCGGCATTCACCCAGAGCGTGTGGAACGTGTTTTTGCCCTTGGGAGTACCAATGAAAACGGCCCAGCCCTTACGGTCCGATAGGGCGGGACGGATGACCTGCGACCAGACCGTGGGGTCCATATCGCCAAACTCATCGAGAACGGCGCCGTCCAGATATATACCCCTAAGCCGATCTGGATTATCGGCACCGTAAATACGTATCCGAGCGCCATTGTTGGGCAACTCCACCCAGAGCTCCGAAGCGTTGACTTTACGTTCGCCACCGAAGCACTCCGTATATTCAAGCAGATAGGTCCAGGCGATGTCCTTGGCCTGGTTAAGCTGCGGCGCGATGTAGGCAAAGCGTGGCGGTGGCTTGAGGTTGTCGCACGTAGCAGCGGCGCGGATCAGGTGATTGATACACGCGACCGTCTTGCCGGCTCGTCTGTGAGCCACCGCGATAGCCCAGCGTGTCGAAGTGTTGTGCAGCCCCATAAACGCCCGGCGCGGCGCGTAGGGCACTGTGATTACGTCGGCGGCAACCACTGCATCGCCTGAGCCATCCTTGGCCCTGCTTCGTGCTCTACGTCGAGCTTGTC